AAAAAATAAATGTTATACAAAAAATTGTTAAAAATGAAGAAAAATTTATTCCTATGTTAAATTATAAAAACGAAAAGAAAACAGAAAAGACCATTAATGTCTTTTATCATTTTTATGTTCCAGATACCAACAATATGTGGGTCTGGTGGATTGACGAGCAGATGAGTCTGTTGAAAACTGTTGGTCTTGTGGATAAGGCAAAGATCAATATGTGTATGACGATTCCACTTGGTCTTTATAATTCCAAGACAGGGCATTCTTATGATGAAATGGTAATTGGATATATTAAAGACCGTTATCCTTTTGTGAATATTATTGATATTCAACCTGTTGGAGCGCAACCAAATCTTTATGAGGGTCAAACTCTTGCAAAGATGTATGAGCACTGTCTACAAGAAGATGGTTATGTCTTCTACTTCCACAACAAAGGTATGAGTTCTTATTCAACTCATATACCTGGTGCAATCAAAGATTGGAGGCACTATATGCAGTACTTCAATGTTGAGAAGTGGGAAGATTGCGTTGCAAAACTTGATGAAGGTTATGATTGTTGTGGAGTTGATTGGGTAGAAAGACACGACATCAAACTTGATTTTGTGGTTCAACACTATGCTGGAAACTTCTGGTGGGCAAGAAACGATTACATTCGCAAACTGAAGCATCCGTTGAAGATTGAAGAGTATATGGATGTAGAAGCAATGATGCGAGAACTGCAAAACTATCGTTATTGCTTTGAACTCTGGATGGCAACTGGTATTCCAAAGCAACATTGTTTCCATTATCGTCGTCATCATCAGTATGATAATCAGGGTCTTGAAAGATACTTTACATACTACCCACCAGAGATGTATCGTGATGATGTTGAAGTAACAGAAACCTCATACACAAGAAATCGTCTTGATGTATTGATGGAAGTTGGAAGTAAGAATCTATTCAACTGGAGAGACCATAGACAATTTGCTGACTGGATTATTCGTCGTAAGCAACCAACCACGACCGTAGACTTGGGTGTTGATTATGGTTATTCAACATTCTGTTTTGCGATTCCTGAAATTGGAGATGTTTATGGTATTGATAGTTTTGAAGGTGATATTTGTGCTGGAGAACGAGATACTTATGAGTATGTGACGGATAAAGTCAAAGAACTTGAACTGACTAATGTTTCAATCATCAAAGGATTCTTTGATGATGTTGCAAAGACTTGGAATAAACCAATTGATATTCTTCACATTGATGGACTGCATACTTATGAAGCAGTCAAAAATGATTTTGAGAAATGGGTGCCATTTTTGAAAGAAGATGGTATAATACTAATGCACGATACGATGGTTGATGACCCTAAGTTTGGTGTGAGTAGGTTCTTCAAAGAAATCAATTTACCCAAAACAAACTTTGGTCATTGTAATGGATTGGGAGTTGTTTCTAGAGATATAAATCTTATTAGTGAAATCAAAAAGAATTTTGGAGAGTTTATCCGTGAAATTTAATTTAGTAAGAATTGTTCCTGATAATGGGTTTTATGTTCACGCACAAGTGTTTCACGAAATTGAGGCAGCAGTATTCTTTACTCTGCAAAGAATGGGTTATGATGTAACCAATAGTACAAATGACTTTGCACCTGACCGAAGAAACATTGTCTTTGGAATGCACCATTGCCCTGTGGATGTGGTAAGACACGATATTCCAAAAGACACCATCATTTACTCTCTGGAACAAATGAAAGAACAACCAGAGTGTATGAGATGGTGTCGTAAATATCGTGGTCTAGAAGTGTGGGATTATTCAATTAGAAATGCTGATGTTCTTCGTAAAGCAGGAGTAGAGAACATCAAACACTTTAAGATTGGTTATGTTCCAGAGATTTCATACTTTGAACGCAATAAACCACAGGATAGAGATATTGATATTCTTGCCTTTATGTCTCCTTCACCACGAAGAGAACATATTATGAAACAGTTTGCTGACAATAAAAAGATTAACTTTGTTGCTATTCAATCAATTTATGGTGACGAAAGAGATGATTATATCAAGAGAGCAAAGTTAATCATCAACCTTCATAACAACGACAATAAAATCTTTGAGATGGTAAGAGTTTCTCATCTAATTCAAAATAAAGTTCCAGTCTTGTGTGAAAGAAATCCTGATACTGACTTCCCTGATTACATGGAAGATACAGTATTCACTTCTACCTATAATCGTTTTGTAGATACTACTTACAGACTTCTTAAGAATCCACAAGAACTTGATGCTCAAGCAGAAAAGGCACTTGAAATCTTTAAGAAATCGCCAATGGAAGAATTTCTAAAGGAGGTTCTTGAATGAAAGTTATAGATGGATTTTCATTCTTTAATGAATTTGATATTCTTAAATTAAGATTAGAATACCTACGAGATACTGTAGATTATTTTATTATTAGTGAATGTAATTACACACACTCTGGTAAAGAAAAACCATATTATCTCAATCAAATCATTAATGAGTTTGATGAAGAACTTCGTTCTAAAATCATTTCAGTTCATTACGAACCAGATATTAGTGATTATGATTTCTCAAATAAAAAGGAATGTAATTTTGAATCTGGATTTTGGAAATTAGAAAGAGGGCAAAGAAATTATATTCTAGAAGGTCTTAAGAACTTCTCTTCTAATGATCTTTTTATGTTAAGTGATGCTGATGAAATTCCACGTAAAGAATTAATTCAACACCTTAAACAAAATGGTCTTCCAGAAAATAAACTTGCTCTTGCGAGATGTGATAATTTCTATTATAATTTCTTCACTTACGAGAACAGCACTTGGGGTGGAACTGTATTTACTGATGTTGAGACTGCATCCAAAACTGATGCAGACTTTTTGAGAGGTCGTTCTTATGAATTTCCTTTCTTTGAAAATGCTGGATGGCATTTTACATTCTTTGGTGGAATTGAACAAATTCAAAATAAGTTGAACTCTTATGCACACCAAGAATTTAATAATGGTGAAGTAAATAATCAGCAAAGTATTCAAGATGCTATTCAAAACAAAACTGATATTTTAAATAGAAAGCACGAAAACAAAAAATTTCACAACTATAATTTTTTAAATTTTCCAGAAGATTTAAGAAGAGTTATAACGAAAACATTTTCACAGGAGTTTTATAAGATGGCAACAGAAGTAGTTACAAAACCAGAATATTTACATAATAATATGCCCCCTCTTCTGGAAGCAACTTTAAATCCTGATGGAGTTGGTGGCACAGAACTTATGGGTCGTGCCTGGCAGGACTTGGTTTTGCCTGCTGCTCCAGACCTTGCTGACTGGCATTGGTGTGTTCTTCCAGGTGATAATACTTTGTCTCCTGATAGTTCAAATCTAGTCTGGGTGCATATGCATCATATGGAAGATGGTCTTGAGACACTACTGGACAAGCAGTTCTTAAAACATTTTAAGGCATATGTATTCGTGTCTGATTGGCAGTATGAAAGGTTTATGGAAAGGTTCCAACTGCCCGCAGAGAAGTGTTATGTACTTAAGAATGCAACACAACCATTTGAACCTCATAAGAAACCAGAAGGAACTAAACTTAACTTGATGTTCCATTCAAACCCCATTCGTGGTCTTGATATTCTTCTGGAATCACTTAGACTTATTCCAGAAGAAGATATTGAACTTCATGTTTTCCATGAAATTGATCCCGATGAAAGAATTAAACAGTATCATCAGGGACTACAAACTTATGAATACTCACACGTTAATGAGCAAGAACAACAATTCCTTCGTTATTGCTTGAAACTTGCAAATGAGGATAAGAGAGTTGTTCGTCATACTCGCACGAATAATTCTAAAGTGAGAGAGCAACTGATGAATACTCACATCTTTGCCTATCCAACATACTTTATGGAAACCTCCTGTATTTCTATGATTGAAGCATTGTGTGCTGGATGTTCTGTTCTTTCTAGTAATCTTGCTGCACTTCCCGAAACTGGTCTAGGTTTTGCACGACAGTATGGTTTTATTCCTGATCGTCAAAAACATATTGAACGATTTGCAAGAGAACTCAAGAGAACGATTACCGAGTATCGTGAAGGTAAGTTTGATAATACTCTTCAGGTAAAAGTATGCAATCAGTATTACAGTTGGGACACCAGAGTTCAAGATTGGGTTCAATTCTCAAAACAACTTTGGAGGAAAGGTTGATTGTATGATTATCTAATTGTTGGTGCTGGATTATTTGGTGTCACATTTGCAAGACTTGCCACTGATTCTGGCAGGTCTTGTTTAGTGATTGATAAGAGACCTCATATTGGTGGTAATTGCTATACTGAAAATGTAGAAGGAATAAACATTCACAAATATGGTGCTCATATTTTTCACACAAACAACAAAGTAGTCTGGAACTTTATCAATCGTTTTACTGAATTCAACAACTATATCAATTCACCTAAAGCATATTCAAAAGGAAAATTATATTCACTTCCTTTTAATATGAATACTTTTTATGAGATGTGGGGTGTTACAACTCCATCCCAGGCAAAAGAAATTATAGAACAACAAAAGTTTCAAGGAACTCCAACAAATCTTGAAGAGCAAGCATTATCCCTTGTAGGACAGGACATTTATCAAACTCTTATTAAAGGTTATACCGAAAAGCAGTGGGGTAAATCTGCAACAGAATTACCATCTTTTATTATCAAAAGACTTCCATTAAGATTTACTTTTAACAATAATTATTTTAACGATACTTATCAGGGAATACCCATCGGTGGTTACACTTCAATGATACAAAAGATGCTTGATGGTATTGAAGTTCAGTTGAATATCGATTATCTTTCGAATAGAAATCACTTCAATTCACTAGCAAACCAAGTTGTTTATACTGGTTGTATTGATGAGTTCTTTGATTACGAGTTTGGGAAACTTGAGTATCGTTCATTGAGATTTGAGCATCAAATTAAAGATACTGACAATTTTCAAGGCAATGTTGTGATTAATTATTGCGACAGTGAAGTTGCTCACACAAGAATCCTAGAGCACAAGCATTTTGAAAAGACCCAATCATCAAAAACTGTGATTACTTATGAGTATCCACAAGAATATCAAGAAGGAATGATTCCTTATTATCCAATTAACGATAAAAGAAATCAAATGATTTATGAAAACTATAAAAATAAATCATCTTCTTTGACAAACTTTATATTTGGTGGTAGACTTGCTGAGTATAAGTATATGGATATGGACACTGTGATTAAGTCCGCAATGAATAAGTTTGGAGATTGTAAATGAAAAAAAAGTGTGCTGTTTTCACCACAGTTAAAAATGAAAGTATTTTTCTACCAATTTGGTTGAGACACTATCAACAATACTTTGCGAATGAAGACATTTATGTCCTAGACCATTCTTCTACGGATGGTTCTACATCAAATCTTCCAGTGAATGTTCGTCTGGTTTCAAACGAATATGTCAATGACCACGAATGGTTAGTTAAAACCGCACAAGATTTTCAAAGACAACTTCTTCAAGAATATCAGTGCGTTGTATTTGCAGAAAGTGATGAGATTTTATATTCTCTTGAGAAACCTTTGAATGAAACTCTAAATGATTTTGTTCAAGGTGATGATTTGTATGCGACTTGTAGTGGTTATAGTGTGATTCAAGATACTCAAAATGAGTTAGCACTTTCTCCTGGTGATTGTATTTTTGAGAAAAGAAATTTTTGGTACAAGGATGCTGCAGAAGATAAAACCTTAATCAGTAAGGTTCCTCTTGAATGGAATTGGGGATTTCATAGTCTCAAAGGTAGAAACAATAATTATCATCGGGACTTATACATTGCTCATTTACATCGTTTCGATTTTGAAACAATGGTGACAAGGCATCAAGAAAGGACGAGTTTCCAACAAAGAAATGATGGTGGTGGGCATCACTGGAAAACAAATCGTAATGATATTTTTGAAGTCTTTCAAAAAGTTTCTTCACAACCTTTCTTAATTACCGAACAACATAAAGTAGCACTTCAACATCTAACCTATTGATAAATAAATAGAAAAAACATTACGAATTATGGCAACTGAAACGACAACACTCACATTACCTTTGGCACATCTTTACTATTTGACTACAGATAGTAATAATCAAACTGGGTATACTCTTGAGGAAGTTGATGCTCTCATTGCAGAGCACGGAAATGATTATGAGATTGAAGCAACAATTACTCATCCTGTTCCAGATCCTTATACTGTAGAGGGTGACATTGCTGCTCACGAGGCAAGAATTGCTAATAATAATGAGTATCTTTCACAACTTCAAGAAAACCTTGCAACTCTTGAAGAAGAGACTGAACAGTACACTCAAATTCAAGAGCAAATTGAAGCATTGGAGGCAGACATTGTTGCTTGTCAAGAGTACATTGCCAGTCTTCAACCTGCTTGACACCTGACTCAAAATACCTTATAATATTCAAGTCTTTCAAATCTTTGTATCTTTGAGAATGAAAGATCCTTTCTGTGGTGGGAAAGGTGAAATGGTGGTATAATTGGAGGAGAGAAATCTCCTCTTTTTTCTTTTATAAATTATTATAAATCTTTAACAATTATGAATTTTACTGTATATTCAAAAGAAAATTGCCCATACTGCTACAAGATCAAACAAGTTCTTGAATTGACAGGAAGCAACTTTGTGGTGTATAATCTTGATGAGCACTTCACCAAAGATGAATTTTATTCAGAATTTGGTGAAGGATCCACATTTCCACAAGTTCTTTGTGATGATCAAAAACTAGGTGGATGCAATGACACCGTTAAATATCTGAAAGAAAAGCAAATTGTCTGATAATAACCTAAATAAAAAGGAAGACCACTTTAATCGTGGCATTGAATTAATACTTAGTGGGGGAAAAAGAAAGCAGACCAAACCATTTCATATCATCTTTGAAAAGATGGTTTGCTTTCTCAATCGAGAAACTACCATCTATTTTGAATTTTCCTTTATGTCAAGGAAAAAAGTAGTTTCCCGGAGAAAAAAATGTTAGCAATTAGTCTAGTATTCGGTTCCTTTTTAACCATATTGTTTCTTATAGTGGGACTTATAACAGGTTGGGTTGCCCGCGAATATATGATGACTCATCAAGAAGGTCCAAAGCAAATTGCATATCATCCTGAGTTTTATAATAAGGATGGAGACCTCATTGATGAAGAGATTGTATCCGTCAAATTTGAGCAAGGATACTTTGATGATTATGAAATGGAAGACGCAGAAGACGAGGAATAATAATAAAATAAATATCACTAATAGTATTCAATATCTTGTAAAACTATGACCACGACTACAAAAGCAAAAACGACTACAAAAAAGACTGTACAAAAACCAAAAGTAGTAGCAGAAGCATCAATTCCCGATCTTCCTGCAAATCCTTTTGTTTTTGAGATTCTGAATATTGTCGTAAAGCAAAGGACTAATGCTAAAAAGATTGAAGCGTTGAAAAAATTTGAGCATCCTTCACTTAAAGCACTATTCATTTGGAATTTTGATGAATCGGTGATTTCAGTACTTCCTCCTGGTGATGTTCCTTACGCTGCTGTAGATGAAATGGATTCATTCAAGGGAACTCTGAGTGAAAAAATTTCTGATGCTGTAGGAAAAATGGGAGAACTTGGTTCTAATTCATTGGGATCCCAAGATCAAGGAAGATCTTCTATTCGTAAAGAATATGAGAGGTTCTACAATTTTGTAAAAGGTGGAAATGATGGACTAAGTTCTCTTCGTAGAGAAACTATGTTCATTAATGTTCTTCAAGGACTTCATCCACTTGAAGCAGAGATTCTTATTCTCACTAAAGATAAAAAACTTCAAACAAAGTATAAGATTACAAAGGAAATTGTTGCAGAAGCATATCCTGATATTAGTTGGGGAGGTCGTTCGTGAGTAAACTTGGTGATGTAATTGAAAGAGCACAAAATACAGAAAAACATATGGACTCTTGGACACCTGCAGAAAAAGAAACCTGTAAGTCACGCTACGGATGTGAAATTATGATTCAGGGTGGGTCCTATTCTGAGGTATGCACTAAAGACTGTCCTAATGATGCTCATATTGTAAAATATATGATCGACGATAAAATTTGTTTTGACCTCACAAGAGGAAGTAAAATCAAACTATTTGATATGTATTGGGATAAGTTTCGTGAGAACCTAAAGAGTATTGACTTTGGATATGGGCGAATTAATCCAAAACTCTGGGGTTATAAGGCACCTGAAAAGAAAAAGAGAAAGTGATTTCAAAAATACTGGAAAAAAATCCCGGTAATTTTTTTGACTCCATAGGATTTTATAAAATATAATACGTTTTTGATTGTAAGGAAGGATTGACATCCTCCCTTTTTTTATGTAAAATGGGTTGAGAGAACTATAAAATATGGACAAAGAAAAACTAAAACTTATTGTCCGTAATCTTGAACTCTTGGTTGATTCTCTAAAGGCAGAAATTTATTCTGATATTCAATCATACAAATACGATGACATTAAACCAAGAGAATTAGATTACGACGAAATTTTTGAGGATGATGATGACTAGTAGAGCACGAGAACTTGTTAAATTACTTGAAAGAATGACGAAGCAGGAACATTTATATTCTGCTGAAAAACTTATTGAAATGAAAAAACAACTGCGAGTGGTCAAACAAGAACTCGCAGAACTTGAAGCAAAAACATCAAAAGGATTTGGAAAGAAATGAAACCAATTAAAGCAAAAGACCTTCTTGAATTGGATAAAGAGATGAAAGTTGTGATGCTTAATCAAACACAACTTCCACAGACTCTTGTATGGCAAGGAGGTAAGAATGACTATTCCGAAGATCCTATTCATACCAAACTTCCACCAAATGAAAAGGAATGTGGTAAATGGGTTATTGAGCAACTACTTGCAAATGAACGTGGGCACTGGGGTCCATTGGAGCATCCTGCGATTACTTTGGACTGTGTTGGATTTGTTCATAATGTAATGGTTCAGGCACGAACTCATCGTGTTGGTGTGTCTTTTGATGTTCAATCTCAACGTTATACTGGTCGTCGTGTTCTAAAAGTTGCTAAGGGTGAACTTAAACCAGAAGAGGTTTATTATGTGCGTCCAGAAGGTCTCTACCTGGACCGTAAAGGGCACAAGTACGAATGGACTAGGGAAGATTACGAAAGGCAGTTGAAGTTCTGTCTGTCGGCATCTGAGAGGTATGCAGAGGGTTATGAGAATCGTGGTATGGCAGAAGAACATCTCCGTGATTATCTTCCCCAAAATATTCGTCAAAACTTTGTAGTCTCATTCTCTCTTCGCGCTGCACTACACTTTCTCGATCTTCGTGCAAAACTAGATGCTCAAGTAGAGATTCAGGCACTTTGTGAGGCAATGGTTCCTATCATTAAAGAATGGGTTCCTGAGATTTTTAGTTATTATGAAGAAAAGCGTCTTCATAAAGCACGTTTAAGTCCATAATCTAAATAACGATACACATTATTAAAACTTTATGGCAACATATCCGATTATTAATCAAAGCACTGGTGAACAGAAAGAAGTGAGCATGAGTGTTCACGACTGGGATCAGTGGAAAAAAGATAATCCTGATTGGATCCGCGACTGGTCTGACCCTTCAACTTGCCCACAACCAGGTGAAATCGGGGAATGGCGGGACAAATTAATTGCAAGAAATCCAGGATGGAATGAGGTTTTAGAAAAAGCAAGCAAAGCACCAAAATCAACTGTAAAGAAACTTTAATATGGCAAGAAGAAAAAGGACGAATGACCAACCAATCGGTGTTGGTCTTACAACCCGTCAGATGAAAAGAAAGAAGGCACTTGGAAGTGAATATCTATTAGATATTGACCCACTTACAGATAATCAGAGAAAACTTTTTGATGCATATGCCAAAGGAAAACACCTTGTTGCCTATGGATGTGCAGGAACTGGTAAGACTTTCATTACTCTTTATAATGCTCTTCGTGAAGTTCTAGATGAAAGAACTCCCTATGAGAAAATCTATCTGGTTCGTTCTTTAGTTGCAACCAGAGAGATTGGTTTTCTTCCTGGTTCCTATGAAGATAAATCGGACATCTACCAGATTCCTTATAAGAATATGGTGAAGTATATGTTCCAGATGCCTTCCGATGCCGAGTTTGAGATGCTCTATGGTAATCTTAAGTCTCAGGAGACCATTAAGTTCTGGAGTACCTCATTCTTAAGAGGAACCACTCTTGATAATTCAATTATTATTGTAGATGAGTTTCAAAACTGTACGAGCCACGAATTAGATTCTATTATTACTCGTGTTGGTGAGAACTCTAAAATTATGTTTTGTGGTGATGCTACTCAGTCAGACCTACAAAAGACTAATGACCGTAATGGAATTGTT